GCTTAAAGAGTTTGCTCGCTGGATTCTGAGGGATGAAATAGATGGTTATAAAGCTCAAGCTTTCAGTAACTTTACACAATCTCGAGAACGCTGGTTATACGAGTATAAAAAGCTCTTAGGTGATATCCATCTCTGTGAACTACAACTCGCTGAGATGCACTTTAAGAATATAGACTTATTAGAGAAGGATAAAGATGCTAAGACTGGTTTGTAGTAATTTAGATTGTAAAAAAGATAAGAAGAAGAAGAATACCGTTCTTACTTGGGGACTTAATACTGAACCAAGAATTATGAATGAACTATGGATATCTAAAGATAAGTAGGAGTTGGGTTTGAACTTAACCTGTTGTAAATGTGATGCAACTCAAGATACTAATGATTTTTGGGTTATTTCCCCTTGGGATGATTTGTATTGTCAGGACTGCTTTGATTTTCTGAAAACTAAGAGTCAGGGATTTCAGAAGGTTAGATAATTTTAGGAGCTGGGTTTGAGTAGTGATGAGATCATAACCCTCGATTCATTTAAGCCGCGAGATTATCAGAAGCGCCCGATGGACGCCTTATTTAATAAGGGCTATAAGCGTATCCTGCTCTTTTGGGCTCGCCGTTCGGGCAAAGATTACTTGGCACTCAACATACATTTACGGGCTGCTCTGCTTGATCCTGGTTTGTATTACTACGTCTTTCCTGAATATGCTCAAGCTAAGAAAGTATTATGGCGTGGCATCGATAGTTCAGGACAAAAGTTCTTAGATATGATACCCCCTGGAATCATACGCCGTACCAACCAACAAGAAATGTCTATCGAGCTCAAGAACAATAGCATAATCCAAGTGGTGGGATCTAATAAATTTGACAGTCATCGCGGGGTAAACACGAAGGGAATAATCTATAGTGAATATTGTTATCAAGATCCTGAGGCGCATTTGGCATTATCTCCCGCTCTACGTTATAACGACGGTTATGCTGTATTTATTTCAACCGTACGCGGTCGTAATCATGGATTTGATCTCTGGCAGATAGCCCAGGCCAACCCCGACATTTGGTATAGCGAGAAACTTTCTATTGCTGACACTAAACACATCTCAGAAGAAGAGATCCAGCGGGAAATAGATTCAGGTGAAATCTCGTGGGATATGGCCCAGTCTGAGTATTACAGCAACTTTGATATTGGGATAGAAGGAAGTTATTACAGTAAGTATATAGATCGTGCAAGATTAGACTCAAGAATTACAGATGTGCAATATGAGAACGCTTTTCGTGTACGAGTAAGTTTTGATATCGGGAATGACGGCACGAGTATGATATTCTTTTTTGTGGACGGTCATAACGTTAAGATCATAGACTATTATGAGAACTCGGGCGCAGGTATAGGATTAGAGCATTATGCAGAGATCTTTCATCGTTGGGGCCGCGAAAAAGGGTACATTTACGCCGATAAAGCATGTATATTCCCGCATGATATGATCGTAACTGAATGGGGCGGCCCTGCTCAAACGCGTCTACAAAAGGCTCAGAAGTTAGGGCTTAATGGTATAATCTGTGATAAGAAGGAGATAGACGATGGTATCGAAGCTGTGCGTTCGGCCTTTCCCCGTATCTGGATCGACCAAAAGCGATGCGCATTACTTATTAAACACCTTGAGAACTATCGCCAAGAATGGGACAGTAAGAAAAGTAAGTACAAAGGTATCCCCTTGCATGACCATCACAGCCACGCGGCTGACAGCCTACGCTATTTATGTCTCAGTCTGCCTAAGACCAAAGACGGTCTATCAGCTCAAGAGTTAGATAAGCGCTATCTTGAACATCGATATGGTAATCAGCACGGGGGATTTTTTAGTGGTAATAAATTTTAAGAGCGTAAGAATTAACTTGAATTCTTTGGCTATTAATGTACATTATATCTAGGCGATCGTTGACATTAAGTAAAATATCCTTTGCATTGCTTCATCTTCACTCTCCGTATTCAATTGTCCCCACATTTATTGAATATTACTTAGGTTTAGACATTCAACGATCGCCTATTCTTACTATAAAAAACAAAATTTATGTCCCGATTAGCTCAGTGGCCAGAGTATGGGTTTTAATGCCTGAGGTCGTTGGTTCGAGTCCAACATCGGGGCGCTTTAATCTATGCCCTTATAGTTTAGCGGTTAGAATTCCCGATTTTCAGTCGGTGGGACCTCAGTTCGAATCTGAGTAAGGGCGCCAATAATAGTTACAAAATAAATTGTTTAATTAATCCTGGTATCGCAGCATCAAATCCCGCTATACCTAGTGACAGTTTGTCGCCCGGTTCTACAATGGTTCCACCGTTTGCAGTCGTTGCTAAGACAACCAGTTTGGCTTGCGGGTTATAACGTTTACGATATTCGAACAATGCCTGTACTGGATGTTGTTGCCCAGCCCAGGTTTCATTGTCAGTAAGTATCACGAAAGTATCCACCATAAGATGATTCTTAAGGGCATAGATAATGGGCTGAGCAAGATCAGTACCACCACCTAGGGTTTTAACGGATTTAAGAATGTCATCAAGCCGTTGGTTCTTTGTAATGCCCAGGTTCTTAATTTCTGTATCAAACCCAACAACATGGCACGCCTTTTCAGTTCTAATAAACAACATAGCCATCGCCATGACTGCCTCAACACAGCTCAATATACTTGATCCAGCACATTGGCCGGTCTGCATAGAGCCAGATACATCAACCCCAACCAATATTCTTTTGTCAGTAGATACTTCATTCTCAATCGATAAGTAAAAAGCATCGTTAAGAGCTTCCACGATCATGGGAACAGGGTTCCACTTAAGTTTGCCCTTCTCACCATGACCTTGAGCGTATGTTTTAAGAGCGATCAGTATCTGCATAGGATGCACTTTAGAGTATTTGAGTAATTCTTTATTGCGTAACTTCTCAGATACAAACATGGCAGCGTCACTTAATGGCTTTATGAGATCGATAGCGGTCATCTTGCCTAAGTTTCTGATCATAGCTGTTAGGGGCATATCTACAAGTAAAGCGTTCCAGATGTTAGGGTCATTTAAAAGTTCGGTAGGAATAGCTTCTCTGGGTAATTTATATTCTTTAATGATCGAATATATGCTTTCTGTAGATTTAATTTCGTTAACTTTATACTTGCCATCGATAAGCTTAAATCGTTCACGAGCCTTAGTGATAGCTTCTGGTTTATCGGGATGTACTATCCAATCGACCAGGACAGCAGCACTGGATTCAGGTAATGTAATTTTAGGATGCGACAATCGTAACAAGTCTCGTAATGCCCAACCTTCACGCTGAGAGTATTTAATGGCTTGATAGGCAAGTCTCTCTGGTTCCATCGCCAAAAACCAATCACCAACACCACGTTTTAGACCTCGTCCCCAGCCGCGTAACTGCGTCACCATGCTTACGAACGACAAGATATGAGTTCCCGTGAAGCAGATCAATTTAATATGTTCTAAGGCATATTTGCGCGTTAATGGATCTTTGCACGACGCTGCAAGAGCCATCGCAAATAAAGCTGGGTCGATTTTGGGGGCTCTGTTCTCTTTTACAATCTCAACGATACGACTTACAACTCGTGGGCCATTAACATCTAACAACTTGTTAACGATAGCCGCGTTTTCTTTGGTTAGTTTATGGGCACCTACGTAGTAGCTTCCTGAGCAACTGCCTAAGATAAGAAATCTGTCTAAGTTTTCCCAGTCATCGGGCGCATAGACAAATCCCCCCGCATTATTAGGGATCATTCCAGGTAGAGGTTCATTTTGTGGGTTAGTTGTACGTACTGATGGCATGGCATCATTGATAAGATCTGTGTACTTCATTGGATTCTTTCTTAAATATAATTGGGCATGTTGCGCGAGCTCGGGAGCATTTTCCAAAAAAATAACCGAACCACATTCGGCCCAAAATTTCTATAGACATATTATTGCAGAGGATCCACGAGAATTTGAAGTTCAGTAACCCTCGTACATTCGGTCCATAAATCTAATCTCGAGTATGTTTGTAAACTTGGCCCAACCCTTTTTTAAGGGGCTCCCTGCGTGTAATCAGGGTTACCCTATTTGGTGGGAGTAAGCCAAGCTCTTCGACTCAAGAAATTTTCTACATAAACATATTCTATTTCAAGGTATTTTAGCGCTTCTATCCTGAGCTACACCACTTTTAGGCAGTGGCTGGGACTTACACCCAGCGACCTCTCGATTAACAGTCGATAACCTTAAAAAATTCGGCTCACGTAATCTTATTACAATCTTATGTGGGTATACACTTTGATTGGGCAAGTCTGAACTTTCATTCAGGCATAGGATTTGAACCTATAATCGAATTTCTTCGAATTTAACCAATAACCCAATCGATCCGACCCACAAACCTTAATGTACATTAAAAATAAATAAAAGAAAAGTTGTTTTCTGAGCGTCGCAAATTGTAGGATTTATACACCTGAGTTAAATCTTTTCGGAGGATCTTGATGATATTTCCACAATTTGGCAACGAGTACTACGATGAAAGACACAAAGATATCATCGGTCGCATGAACGCATTCTATGCAGAAAGTATAACGATCAATCAATCATTCTGGTCAGAAGCTGATACTGATACCCGCTTCTATAGCAACGATCAGAGCGTTTTTAGCGATCTCTACGGAAATCTTCCAGCTAACTTTAGAAAACAGTTCTCATTCAACCGCATAAGACGCGTAGTTTCAATGATTGAGGGTCACCAACGGCGTAACAGAAAATCGTTTGTGTGTACGCCTGTGGAAAACGGTGATTCTCAAACAGCCGATCAATTTACAAAGATATTCTCATGGCTTTGCCACAACGAAGGAATCTTACATACGATCTCTGATTCATTTCACGGGAGTCTAATCACCGGCATGAACCTTTTGCACGTTTACCTCGATTACCGTGAAGATCCTGTCTCGGGC